GGCATTTCGTCAGTGTTGTCGGGCCGCGGTGAGTCTGGGGTTAGGTCTCAGGGGCATGCGTCTCAGTTGGCGCGGCTTGGTTCCTCGCGCATCAAGAAGCGGGCGCTGGTAATCGAAGACGCGCTGGAAAAGATGGCAACGCTGTACCTGAAGGCGATGCAGCAGTATGACCGCACGCATTTTCTGGATGCTCATGGCAATAAGTTTATCGCTGAGCAATTCACCAAAGACTTTATGGTGAAGGTTGACGCGCACTCCAACAGCCCGATTTTCATGGAGGATATGCGGCAGTTGGCGTTCAACTTGTTTAAGGCGGGGGCTATCGACAAAGAATCCTTGATTGATTTGCTCGATCCGCCTATGAAGCAATTGTTGAAGGATAAGCTGAAGAAGCAAACCGCTCAACAACAGGCAAACCCCCCTCCCGAGGGTAAGCCGCCGGGCAAGCAGGGTAAATGATGGCGCAGGATTTTACATTCAAATCCGACCAGCCCAGAGCGCAAGCGAAAGATGTCGCGCGCGGTAATGCTTCGCCTTCAATGGAATACAAGGTATCCTCCATACGCACCTTGGGTAACAAGGCAGCGCCACGCGCTACTGCGCGTTCAGGAAGGAGGTGATACCATGTACAAGTCCGTCAAGCGCGGTCGCCGTAAAGGCTGCCGTTAATGCGGTTTGGTTTTCTCTAGCAATGAAAGGAGGTCTCCCATGCGTCGCAAGGGTCGTAAGGCTCGCCGGTAACTAACGTACTGCCTTGAGCAGTCGTTAAACCGCGACTTCCGCGCGGGACCGGAAGATAAAAATAGTCCCGCTTGACTTTTGCTTAATGTGGGTGTTACGCCCGCAATAGTTATTTGGAGCATCAAGTGTCCGAAAGCGTGATGAGGCTGCTGCAAAGCCAGCGCCCGAAAGAAGCACCGGAACTGACTGCGCCTCCGCTGAGCGAAGGTGATTCTTCGTCGCCGCCTATGGCAGCGCCCATGAGTACGCCAGAACCTAAGATGGGTTCACGCGAAGCCGCGTTGATTAACGTGGGCATGGCGATGGATTTGATTGAACAGTCCCTTCCGGCAATTGGAAGCGAGACTGGTGAAGGCCAGAAGCTGGTAGCCGCGCTGCGTTCGCTTACGGGCGCTATGGGGCCGCGCCGGCAAAAGGTTGGCGAACTTCAGAACGCCGAGATTCTTCAGTTGTTGCAGAACCTACCGCAAGCCGGCGGTGCAACGCCTGAAATGAAAGCTATGGCTGGTATGCCCGCTATTCCCGGTATGTCTGGCGCTGGTGGGCCTCCGGGTATGCCGCCAGGTGGCCCGCCGATGCCGCCGCCGGGCGGTATGCCTATGCCGGGTGGTATGCCGCCTGGTGCTCCCCCAATGCCGGGTGCGGGTGGTCCGCCTCCGGGAATGCCCCGATAGGAGTTTGCAATGGACCTTTTCAAGCCGCGCGGGGCTGCTAACCCCCGTCGCCCGACTGACAACACCCAGCAGAACGGTCAGGTTATCAACACCCCGCGGTATGCGGAGTTTGGTGGCCTGAAGAATGCCGCTGCTGGTGGTTCAAAGAACCGGATGAGCATCAAGCCGCCCGGCGACGGTAAGAAGGTAATCTAATATGGCTTCTCTTGAAGACTTGAGCTTTGAAACGCGCGATGAACTGGCTCGTTTGGCCCGCTCTTTGGCTGAAAACCCGGACACTCGGAAAGAGTTTCTGCGTTTGACCAAGAAGGCCCAGCCTGGCCTGAACATCCCCGAGTTGGAGATTGAAGAGTCGGTGGCGCGTTCCACCTCGGCTTCTGAAGCTCGCATTCAGATGCTGGAAGCCAAGCTCCAAGAGAAGGACGCTCTCGCTGAACTTGACCGCCGCCGTCAGTCGCTGATGAAGCAGGGCAAGATCAAGAGCGAAGACGAAATCCATGAAGTGGAGAAGGTGATGCTTGAGCGTGGCATTACCAACCACGAAACGGCGGCGGATTACCACCGCTGGATGAAGGAAGCTGCCGCTCCCACGGCTTCGTCCTTCAACATGAATGTGCTGGACGGCAAAGCGCGCGATACTCTCCAAGCGTATTGGAAGAATCCGCAGCGTGCAGCGCGTGACGAGGCGTTCAAAGCTCTTGCGGAAATGCGCAACCCGCGCCGTCCCATCGGTCTCTGATGCGGTATCAACAATAGTTAGGAGAACAAAATGCCAATTGGTGGTGGTATTCTCCCCGCAACGGGGAGTACGCAATATACAGAACTGACCTACCTAACTCGTAGGGCGTTCATTCCGAAGCTGGTTGTCCAGATTTACAACAGCACTCCGCTCATGGCGGCGCTGATTGCAAATAGCCAGCAGGCCACGGGCGGTGTTTCGTCTGTGACTGTGCCGGTTCAGGGCAGCCAGTTTATCAACGCGCAGTGGTCGGATTACTCTGGTTCGTTCACTCAGCCGGCGGTTCAGCAAGGCGCGTATAACGCCGAGTTTAACCTGAAGCTGATGATTGCTCCGGTGCCGTTCCTCGGCATGGAAGGCGCTGTCCAGCAGGATCACGCGATTATCCCGCTGATCGAAGCCCGCATGAATGACGCGACCAACGTCATGATGGATGCGATGGCGACGGCGTTGTACAACAACACCACGAACACTCAGCAGTTTATTGGTCTGCCGGGTGCGATTGACGATGGCACCACGCTTGGCACCTACGGCAACATTGCCCGCTCCACCTCGGTGAATACTTGGTGGCGCTCCAAGGTGTACGCGGCTGGTTCGGTCAACCCGACCCGTCAGAACGTCCTTCAGTACATCAGCGGTACGGTTAAGAACGGCGCGGAAGTGCCGACCTTTGGCGTGTGCGGATTTGGTACATGGACCCTGCTGGCGCAGGACTACGTTGGTCAGGAGCAGTACGTTATCACGCCGGGTTCCGGTTTTGATGGCGATGCCAATGGCCCGCAGGCTGCGTTCCGCGCGCTTATGGTGGCTGGTGTGCCGATCTATCCCGATCCGTACTGCCCCGAAGGCACGCTGTATTTCCTGAACACCAACTACCTGTCGCTGTACATCCACGATCAGGGTTCGTTTGTGTTCACGGGCTTTGAGTCCACCCTGCCTAACTGGCAGATTGGTTATGTCGGTGCCGTGCTCATGATTGCGGAGTTGGTGAATACCAAACCACGAGCCATGACCAAGGTTACTGGCTTCAACGCTCTAACGATCTAAGGAGGCAGAACAATGGCTCTCGGTCTAAACAAGATCATCATTGCGAACGCCTCGGCCAACACGCCGGGCGCGTATTTGCAACCTGTGAGCATCACCAGCGTCGGTGCCGGCAACGCCACCGCGATGAGCAATGCGCAGTTTGTTCCGGCTGGCACCTACCTGATGCTGCCCGCAGCCAACGTCACCATTGAAGTCAACAACTACACGGGTTCGGCAAATAGCTGGTCCACGCTGTTGGCGAACAACACGGGCGGTGTGCTGATTTCGGACGGCTTCAACGTCCGCGCTAATGCGGTTTCCGGTACGCAGACTGTTACGCTGCTGACTGTGAACGGCGGCGCGAACGTGTCCAGCGGTTCCGGCACGGCTTGGTAAAGGAGGCAACCCATGGCGTCCCCACAATACGTTGGTAATGATCTTCAGGACTCGTTTGGGTCTTACAAGATTGCGTTTGTTTCCGGTCAATCGCTTGCCAGCACGGGCAACGCTGTGGTTGCTTTGCCCGTCCTTGGGGGCGGCATTGGCAGCCCTTTTGGTAACGGTTCGTACATTATTCGGCGCATTACTGTGACCAACCCGTCCAACACGGCGGGTGGTTCAGTGCCGAATGTGGCAACCGCTAACGTAGTGGTGTTTACGTCTAACGATGGCAACACTTCTAACGCCGTTACCACCTCGGGCGGTCAGACCACCGGCAACATCACGGGTGGTAACACTTGGCAGGATCTGACGCTTGCTTCTGGTGCGGCCACCACGGCTTACACCGCGCCTGTGTTGTTCTTGAAGGTGGGTACTGCGGTTGCTAACTCGGCGGTCAACATCACCGTTTGGGGTGATATTGTAAACCTATGAGTGATGTGTGGGTGAGCAACGGCACCAAAGAGGTGTTTGAGGATATGTGGCATGGGGACAAGTACACGTTCCCGCCCGGAAAGGCCGTCATGGTGCCTTTGGAGGTTGCGCGGCACGTTTTTGGGTACGGATTGGCTAATCGCGTACCCGTGCTTGCCAGGCTAGGCTGGGCGGTCACGTCTAACGACATACCCAAAGGCTTGGAACGGCTAAATCGGTTTGTTATTTCTGATGAGGAACCGAAAGAAGAGCGGCCCAAGGTTGTTGCACTCGTATCATGAGTTGGAGAGTCGATGGCTACCCTTCAGACTTACATTACGCAGTGCAGGCGGCTTTTGCATGACGCAAACGCCAATTTTTGGTCTGACACCGAGCTAACCGATTATATCAACGCCGCGCGCTCTCGTTTGGTGCGCGATACGGGGTGCCTGCGCACCATCCAGACCGTAAATACGGTTACAAACCAAGAAGTCTATTTGTTTAGCGCGCTGCCGAGCGGCATTCAGACGATGGACATCCTCAACATCAATTTGTACTGGGGCAACACGCGCATTCCGCTGCGCTACTTGCCTTGGACTCAGTTTAACGCCGAATTGCGGTTTTGGCAGAACTACTATGGCCGGCCAATTGCTTTTTCGGTGTATGGGCAGCAGTCGTTCTACCTTAGCCCTATTCCCGACCAAGTTTACCAGATGGAACTGGATACGATCATCCTGCCTACGGATTTGGTTAACACAACGGACGTGGATGCTATCATCAGCCCGTGGACTGACCCGGTAGCTTATTACGCCTGCCATCAAGCCAAGTTTAAAGAGCAGTCTTACGGCGAGGCTGAGATATTCCTAAACCAGTACAAGGCTAAGGCCATGTCTGTGATTAACACCAGCTTTACGCGCCGGATGCCCGACCCCTACGGCTCAGGGTCTTAGCATGGCCGCGGCTGAGCAAAAAAAATCATATCAGGTTGTCAAGAACTTCAAGGGTGTAAATACCCAGGCTAACCGCACGGCAATTGATAGTGATGAGTTTGCTTGGCTGGAGAACGCCCAGCCGATTGGGTTCGGCAACATCAAGACGCTTGGCTTGCAATCCAGCATTCTGTTTGCATGGAGCGGCACGCCCACGGCGTTGTACAGTTTTAGCATCAAGAACGTGGACTACGTTGTTGCGTTCTTTGCTGACGGTGGCGCTCAGTATTATCGCGTTGATACGGGAGCGGGTGGCACAATAGCCGCCGCAAGTAAATTCTCGGCTTCTGGTGTGCGCATAGCGCAGTGGAAAAGCGAGCGTATCCTTATTATTGACCCCAACAACGGGTTGTTCACTTGGGATGCCACCAACCTGGTGTCCATTGGTTCTATCTCCGCTTACGGCATCACTAACGCTGGAACGGGTTACACCTCTGCGCCTTCTGTAGCGATTGGAGCGCCCAATGAAACGGGCGGTGTGCAGGCTGTTGCCCAAGCGTTGGTAACGGCTGGTTCGGTGAGCGGGTTGCTGTTTACGGAAACGGGGTCTGGTTATACGTCTCCCCCTAGCATCACGTTTACGGGCGGTGGAGGTGCTAGCGCGGCTGCGGTGTGTAGTACCCTCAGCTTCGCCAAGGGAACGGCTGCTGCGACCGTCCTGAGCGGCGGTACGGGCTATGCCAGCGCGCCCAGCGTGACGTTCACCGGAGGTGGCGGCTTAGGCGCTGCGGGCACGGCAATTGTCTCTGGCGGCGCTGTGATTGCTATTATCATGACTAACAACGGCACGGGGTATACCTCTGCGCCATCGGTCTCGTTTAGCACAGGAGCGGCCATTGCGCAGGGTGTGGCTAGTACGGACCAGAGCGTGGATGTCTCTACGTTTTCGGGGCGGGTCTGGGTGGCGCAGGGGCGCACTGTCTACTATTCGGCAGCCGGCAAATACAACGATTTTGTAAGCGTGAGCGCGGGCAACATCCTGCTGACGGATGAGACGCTGCACAACAACATCACGGCGCTGCTGCCGGCTAACAACTTCCTGTATGTGTTTGGCGACGATAGCATCAACGTCTTCTCGGACGTTCGTGTACAAACAAACGGCACCACGATCTTCACCAACACCAACGCCAGTGCCTCGGTGGGCACCAAGCGCAACATGACCATCTACCCGTATTTTCGGTCAGTGTTGTTCATGAACGATTACGGCGTGTATGCGCTGGTGGGTTCTACCACAAGCAAGCTCAGCACGCAGTTAGACGGCATTTTCCCGCTGATTGATTTTACGCAGCCGGTAACGGGCGGCCAGGTGCTGCTCAACAACATCTTGTGCGCGGCTTGGTCGTTTACCTACAACGATCCGTTAGCCGGTGCGCGCCCCATTCAGGCGGTGTTCTTTGACAAGCGGTGGTTTTTTACGTCGCAGGGCGCGCTGAATTATGTGACCAGTGTGCCGTCAAACGGCATCATCTCGTTGTATGGCACCACCAGCGGCGGGCTTTACAGGCTGTACAACAGCAGCACTGTAGGCGGCAACGTCATTATCAGAAGCGCGCTGTGGCCGCTGACGGACCCAATTAGGGACAAGCAGGCGCTTAAGTTTGGCGTGGAAACAACCGCGTCGGTGTTGGGCAATGTTGCTGTCACGGTTGACAGTGAGGTGAGGACTACTGCGGCGGCTACCGTTGGCTATGTGCTGGCTACGTTTGTGTCATGGACGAACACCTCGGGTGCCACGATAACGTGGACAAACAGCAGTAGCGCCACTATAAGTTGGTTCAACAACGGGTATCAGCTTTACAAGAGCGATGCCCAGCAATACGGCAAGTACCTCGGTTTGACGATCTTGTCTGACACTGCCATCTACACGTTGAACACGTTGGAACTCGAATATGAATTGAGGGCTAGGTTCTAATGGCGCTTCCGATCACGATCCCAAACACGTTTGGCGGCGCCACGGTGCCGATTCCGCTGTCGCAGTTGGACAACAACTTTTCGACGGTGGTGAACGGAATTAACGGCATAGGCAACGGCACGAACAGCCTGGCTAACGTGTCGATCACTGGCGGCAGCATTGCCAACGTAACGCTGTCAGGTACTGTGACTGCGCCTACCAACGGCTACCGGCGCAATCGTATCATCAATGGCGATATGCGGATTGACCAGCGTAATGCTGGCACGGCGCAGACCGTTACCACTGCTGGTGCTTATAATTTAGACAGGTGGGTTGTGCTTCCGTCTGGTGCTTCCGTTACAGCGCAAAGGGTTGCCGGCTCTTCTGGTTTTCAGTACGCGACTCAAATAACTGGCGCGGCAAGCGTTACTGGCATTAATTTTTTACAAAGAATTGAAGCGGTTAATGTTGCTGATTTAGTTAACCAAAACGTAACATTAACAGCCACTATTTCTAATTCACTATTAACGAATGTCGATTGGTATGCTTATTACGCCAACACAATAGATAATTTTAATAGTATTACTTTAATAACTTATGGCTCATTTACCATGTCTGCTACTGCGACGCAGTACACGGCTACGTTTAACCTGGGCGCAAATGCCGCAAATGGTGTTCTTATTAATTTTAGCGTTGGCGCTCAAACTTCCGGCACTTGGACCGTTACGGGCGTGCAGCTTGAGGCGGGCAGTTCCAGCACGCCGTTTGAGCGGCTGCCGATTGGCGAGACGTTGATGTTGTGCCAACGGTATTACTTCTCTACACAAGCCTCAATCTATGGTTCCATAGCTTTTACTGGAGAGTTGGTGCAATGGAATTCAATTTTTTCATCAACCATGCGCGCGGCGCCAACAGCAACAATCACTGGCGCATCGCCGTCAGGCTCTATGAATGCAGGGCCTAGTGTTGCCAATACTTATTCTGGATCAATAAGTTTAACAACAACTGCTTTTAGCAGTTTTCTTTCAAATGGGGCTTGTGCTTTTACCTTAAATTGCTCAGCGGAGTTGTGAGGCATGCCTGAATACACAAACGCCCAGTATGTAGCCGTTTATGGAAAAACCAGGGGCATTTCCGTTGACATCAACGGAGCGCCGTCGTTTGTTCCTATTGACCCGGCCAACACCGACTATGCCAACATGATGGCGTTAGTGGCGGAAGGCAAACTCGTGATTGCACCGGCGGCCTAGGATGGACCAGAGCATTTACAACATAGCCATAGCGGTAGCAGGGGCGGGCATTGGCTGGTTTGTAAAGGTCGTTTGGGACGCAGTGCGGGAGTTGCAGGAAGACCTTAAGGAGTTGGAGCGTGACTTGCACGTCAACTACGTTGCCAAGGATGACTACCGCCAAGATATTCTTGAAATTAAGAATATGGTAAAGCAGATATTCGACAAGCTAGACCGCAAGGCAGACAAATAGGAGATTGCTATGAACCGTGACATGTGGCTGGGCATCTTTCGTCATTTTCTCACTGTGGCTGGCGGCTTTTTTGTTGCTAAAGGCTACGCTGACACTGATACCGTCAATACTGCCGTAGGCGCGGTCACTGCGCTGGTTGGCGTGGGGCTTTCTGTTGCTGATAAGCGTGGCTGATGGACTTTGGCACGCTCAGCATTGTTAAATTTGGCGACAAGGACAGCCTAGGCGAGTTCTTGTTCGTCAATAGCGTGCAGCATCAGGTATTCCGCGAGACATTCTTTGCGCAGGGCATTCAGGTGCCTGCTTTTCCGCTTGCGGACGCTGATATAGACAATTTGGACGATTGGTTGCTTCCACACCAGGTTGAGCACCAGTCTTTTGCGGGCCTTTTGGGGCTGCAAGACCCGTTTAATATGCTGGATGCCGACTGGAACAACGAAGAATCGTTCTACGATTGGCTTGCCACGCATTTGTCGATCCATGAGCAGATTGCTGTTGCGTTGGGGCTGACCTAATGCCCTCACAGCAACAAAACACCAGCCAGATTTTGCGCGGGGGGCTAAACGCCGAAACCGGCTCCCCAAAAGAAACGGAAAAGGCATTAATTCACATTGGCGCTTTGGTGAAGGCTAAGGTTTTAACGATTTCCCGTATTGGGAACACGGTATTTACAACCAGCCGGGTTAGTTCTGACGGGAAGTGGCTGCCGCAGACGGAAGCGGAGGTGCATATGTACACTGCGGAGGGCTTGCAGGAGGTTATGCAGCGCCTGGCGGTGTTGCCTAACACGCTGCGCTCTATGGGCATCCAGAAGGCTTATACCTACGCCATGCAGCCTGCCATCATGCGGGTTATTCAGTCTGGGTTACAGCAGGCGGGTTTGCAGCCTAACGTGAGCACGCAGATGAAGTATGTAAACGGCCAGATGGTGCCCACCTACGTTATGGAGGTGGCCCTCTAATGTCGGAATATGGCGGTCAATATGATGCTTACACGGCGGCGGGCGGGGGATTTGGCCCTGACAGCGCGCAGTACAGCCAGTATTTAGCTGACCAGAGAGCAGCGCAGGATTTGGCATACGAGCAAAGCCCCGAGGGGCAGCGTATGCAACAGTATCACCAGCAACGGGCGCTAGCGCGTAAGAGCGACAAGGGCACGTTCAATATTATTGCGGGTGTGTTTGCGGCGGTTGCGGTGGTGCTTACTGCGGGCACGGCGCTAGGGGCTTTTGCTGCTGCGGGTGGGTTGGAGGGCGCTGTTGCTGCGGGGGTGGCAGAGGGCGCTATTGAAGGTGGTGCGGCGGCGGCTGCTGTAGCGGAAGCTACGCCTGCTGTGGCGGCAATTGAGGCTGGTGGCGCTGCGGCGGTGGAGGCTGGCACTGCCGCTGGTGCTGCGGAGGCTGCTGCGCCTTCCGTATTTTCATCCATTATTGACGGCGCGACATCGGTTTATAACGCAGTTAGCGGCGTTGTTGAGAGCGTAGGCAACCTTGTTAACATTAGCGACCCGCTGACCATTGCGGCAAAAGACGCCGGCATTAACCCGCTGGTTGCTAAACTAGGTTCTACGTCATTGGTGGGTGCTGGCCGCGGCGCTTTGACTTCCGCGCTAACCGGCAGTGATCCGGGTTTGGGGGCTTTGGGCGGCGCTGTTGGTGGTCTTGTTAGCGCAGGCTCAAAAGAGTTGCTGGGTGCGGCGGGGCTGGGCAAGGAAGGCTTTGAGGGCGGCTTAAAAGGCACCTTGTCTAGCGCGCTTGGAGGCGGCGCCAGCGGGGCGGCCAGGGCTGCGGTAGGTGGTGGCGATGTGGGTGCTGCGGCGTTGCGGGGGGCTGCAACGGGCGGTGGCGGTGCGTTGACAAGCTATTTGCTGGGCGAACAGGGATTTAATTTAGGCAATACCGCATCCCAGTTTGGTGGTTCGCTTTCTAGCAGCTTAATTGGGCAGGCTATGACGCCTACGCCTTCTGTTTCTTCTGGCACTTCGCGCAACAGGGCCACATCGGCGGCGTTGGGCAGTCTTGGTGGCGCTTTGGGTGGTGGTATAACGGGTGGCGGTGCGCCGAGCGGCACTGACGCTGCTAGTGGTGCGGCCACTACGGGTGCGCCGTCCACCATAAGTGCTTCCGCGCTCGCAAGTTTGCTTTCTACGGGGAGTGATCCGGGGTATAGTTCTCCTATCTCTGGTGATAGCTCTCTTGACAGTAATGCTAGACCGTCGCCTTGGAATACGGCTTCTCTGAGGACAACAGACCCGACAGGATCATCATATGGCTAGGTTGGCACGCGCTTTGGGGACTGATTCTTTGGCTGATGTCGATCTGCGACAGTTGGCGAAGAAGGTGCGCGCTAAGGGCCGTGGCCGGGATACGGTTTTGGCCCACATTACGCCGAAAGAGGCTGCGTTGCTGAAGGCCCGCGGTGGTCGTGGCAGTATCAACCCGGATACTGGCCTGCCTGAGTTTGAACCGGGCGATGACGATTTTGGGCCGGGAAGTTCATTTTTTGAAAACATTTATAGTGCTTCCGCGCCTGAACCAGCCGCTGAGCCGCAATCAGATACCACGCAAACGGGTCCAACTACCTACAACGTTAATCCGCGTGATTTGCCTTTGCCTGGGCCGGGCGCTGACCCTAGTGCTGCTGGGCCTACCGCTGCTAGAGGCGCGTTTGACACGGCAAATCCAGAGGCTGCGGCGATTGCTAACGCCAACGAAGCGGCTGGTGTGAGGGCTGATGAGGCGGCGGCGCAATCGCCGGGCTTTCTTCAGCAGTTGCTTGGCGGGCTGGGCATTGGCGGTCTAGGCAACATTGGCGGCGCTGATCTTGCGCGCCTTGGGCTTGCTGGTGCTGGCCTTGGCTTAGGCGTGCAAGCAAGGAATGCTGCACAGGCTCAAGCTAGGGCGGGTCAGGCTCAGGTGCAGGGCATTGCCAATCAAGCGCAGCAGCGCGCGACATCTACTCAAGAAGCCATGTCTGGAACGGCGGCTGATGTTGCGGCACGCGCAGCGCCCGTTCAGGCGGCCATACAAGCCCTTGCGACACCGTATCAGGAGCAGGGTAAGCAACAGGCTCAACAGGCTCTGGCGGGCGCTCTAAGCCCTATGAGCGCGCAATCCCTGCAAGCGGCACAAGCTCAGCAAGCGCAGGCTCAGGCCAGGTCTGGTGGCGTCGGTGCGGCGCAGGGCATCAACCAATTAGAAGGGTTGCGCCAGGCGCTGTTGAGCAGCCAATATCAGCAAGGTCTTGGCGTTCAGCAGATTGGCGATCGTTACGCGCAAAGCGGCATTACCACCGGCTTGGCGCAGGGCAACCTTGGCAGCCAGTACAGCAACCTTGCTTACAGCACGGGCCTAAACGCGAGCGGGATTGCGGACCAGTACACGCTGCGGGCCATTCAGGCCGGGCTTGCGGGCAACCAAGAGGCGCAGCGCCTGACGGCAGGGTATTTCCAAGCCTTGGGTTCAATCTTGGGTAGCACGCCAGCGTTGCGAGCGCAGCCGGCAACCACAACTCCGGGGGCTTAAGCCATGCCAGAACCCAATTACGGTCAAAACGCCGATCTGGCGGCAGAGCGGGACGCTATCCTTGCTTTGCCACCGGACCAGATGCAGCGCGCGTTGTTGGCATTCAGCCAGCGGCGGTCAGGTGCGCCGGAAATGCCCGGCGGGTATCGCAACGCGGAGTTTGCGGCAGACTTGCCCGCGCCGACAGGTCGCTTTGCAGCCAACATTGTTCCTGGCGCTGGCGCGGCTGACGCAAAAAGCCTCATG